TCATTGCGCTGGGCAATGCCACCAACGATTTCTCCCATTGTTTTTTCGTCCCATGGTTGGGTTTGTGGTGCTTTGATGTTAGAGTTGACATGTTTTTGAGCGTGACCGGATAAAGTCATCGTGCGTGGCGGTTCACTGTAAGACGGTTCATCAAGTTCAAACTCTCCCATCACCGTTAAACCGGTTTCCTCATAACCGAGTGATACTGTGACAATTTGGCCAGGCTGTGGCCATTCCAGCTTATAATCGCGGTCGTCAAGTGTGATTGACACACGATCACTTTGAATACCAGCGGAGTCCTCAATTGTTATTGAGAGTACCCGATCATTGGCGGCTTTACTTAATCCGGATATGCTTTTTATTGGCTTCATATTGACACTTTATTCTTAATCTATTAGGCGTAGCTTACTACTAATACCAAGCGGTTTCCGCATCCGTTAATTTTGCGGTTTTTTTGTGCCTAAGAATTGTTACGTCTGTTTTTTGGCAGGATAAGAAGGGGAAATATATTGAATACCCCTCGCCGTCTTGGTATGGCAGTTGAGTCCTGCCACCCTCACTTTGGTGGCATATTTACTAAATACCAAGAGGTCACCATGACTTTACAATCCGTAGAACACCATTCCGAATTAGTTCAACCGTTGAACTACGTCAATGAATACACCGACACCAGCGAAGCTATATCAACCTTACGCCGCAAACTCGATAGTTTAACTATCGTACTAGAAGGTCTTATTGTCGGTTCCAATTGGAACCAGTCAGCATTAGATGGTATTTGGTTACTGTTACGCGATATCCAAAGACATGCGGCAATGCTGGATGATAACCACTAATCAAATAACTTAATTCTTTCAACCTTTGGTGTTAAAATGTCCTTTGCAATGTCCGGTAAAAATATCTGGGTACCAGCTTCATATCGCGGTCCGATATTCGCTAAGTGTGCATTCTCTGGCTGTTTTAACACTATTTCGGTTGCTGGCGTTGATACTCCATAGTACCGGTAGCAAATGCTATCAAGCACTTCATTATCAACGCAAATGTAAGTTGTGCTCATTGGTCATCAAAATACTTTTTGAAAGTGACTGTATAATCAACCCGCCTTGGCCTTAAATCATCAAGCATACTACTATAATCGTCCTTTATGTCGGTACAAACGTACTTACCTAATACTTTTCCTGTACCGGTGGTCATAATCTTGGGTTTGCCTTCTTCCGCTATTTTCCGGAGTTTATCAAGCTCTGTGGCTGTTCCCTTAAATTGGGGATGGATGTAGCCAGCGATGCTGATGGTATTTTCGCCTTCACCAACGAATTGTAACGCTACTGGCCGTTCAATTCGCTCTTGTACTGGCCACCGGTAAGTGCTCTGCTTGCCGAATGTTTCTAAGCCGGCTGTGTCCAGTTTGAATTCAAAACCACCCCAAATTAGTTGTGTGTGACCGCCTGCCATAGATTCTTCCTAAATATCGAACATTGAACCACGCCAACTGTTACTTAGAGCTGATTCTAACTGACTCTTGATTTGTTGGCCGATACTATTCACATCAACGCCACTGTTGCCGCCTACTTCTACCCTGATATCCCCGACATTGATAGAAATGCTCTTGTTTTGCTTAGAGAAACTTTGATTATTGACTGTACTATTATTGGTTACCGCCGCCGTTTCTTGCTTGAAAATGTCCGATAATGTTGGCGGCAACGGTAAATTTTCTGGTACTTTTCCTTTCAGTATGTCAGTTACGTTAGGAATACCACCTTTTAGCACGTCACTTATAACGGTTGATGGATTTTTTAGTATGTCAGTTATTGGTGGTAGGTTTCCTAATGGAAACGTTGGCATTTTCTCTTTTAGAATATTGTCGATTGGTGTTGAGGTTATAGGCGGTACCAAATCGGGGATTGGTTTAATTTCCAGATCTGGGAGAGTTTTCGGCATAAGTGATGGTTCGTCGGCGACAAACGACGACTTCGGTATTAATGGATTAATTGATGGTGGGGTTGGTAATGTCGGTGGTGTTTGAGTAGTTGCCACGGCCTTGGTTAAATTATCTGTCGATTTGCCGATATTATTGGCTATGCTTGGCGTAGCTTTTTTCAGATCAGTTGTTGCGGTAGAAACCGTTTTAGCAGTTTGGTTGGCACCTAACATAAACTGCTTAAATTTTTCGGCATCGGTAGCATTTTTAAAATCGACGTGAATATGACCACCAGTACCACCGGCCGTTTTTATCTTATACTCATCAATAACACGTCCTTTTACCCCTGCTTGGGCAAGGATGTCTTTCGTCTGTTGTGCTGCTTTTGCACTTTTACTTGCATCTTTGATGGTGAAGTCGAGTGCGACTCCCCTGTTATGTGGACTAGAAATACTCTTACCTGCTGCTCTTTTTCTTGCTTGGTAAGCTTTACTATGATGGTATGCGTCGTCAAAGGCCGTAAAATATTTAAATCCTTCTACGTTTTTCTGGATTGCGTGCCCTAATGCGAATGTTCCTTCTTTGGTTCCACCCCCTGCTATTGCTTCACGGCTTTTAAGTGTTAACCCTTTTTCTGTGAATTTTCCACCGGCCGGTGCGGAGCCACTTATTGCAGGTATAGCTGCGGCGGCTGGCATGACAACATTTGGTGAAATATTTGCCTTCCCTGCTGCTGTTTTAGTTATTTTGCTGACATCAATGGCAGCAAACTTGTTATGCCAGTGTTGCAAAAAGATTTTAGCAATTTCTTGATCGGATTTTCCAGCCATGCGTTTTTTTACGGCGCCTGGCACATTCCACATAATATTCCGCTTTATTGATGCTTTTAACCCAGCTTGCCCTCTTGATGCTCTCACTATTTGATTTAATCCACCAACACCTTGTTGATGAGCTAAGTACATGTTTGCAGCCGATGTTTCAATGCCCTTCTTCTTCATTTGCTTGGCATTATTTATGTACATTCTAGCCGCCGCATCAGTATTTACTTTAGCATCAAATTCACGTCCGGTAATACCGTATTGTTTTGATGCAATTGGAACAAATTGAAATAAGCCTTTAGCTTTACTGCCTTTGTTATAGGCTCGTGGATCGAACTTATTTCCCGTTTCAATAGCAGCAAATCTTAAAAAGTCTTCTTCAGAGATACTATATTTTTTTGCGGTTTGTCTAATTATGTCAGTAATAGCACCTTTATCCGTGACTGTCATGACTTTAGGTTTAGGTAACCCTACCACTGGTAGCGTTGGTGCGGTAATTGGTAATTCCTGGCTAGCTATTTGTGGTGCAACACTTCCTTGTGATAAGACATTAGTTGCACCCAGGTTAGCATTAGCAATGATTGCACCGGCTTGTTGCACCATATTTTGGATAGAATCTAGAAAAATCCGTTGGTTGCTTTCTACCCCAATCGCTAATTGTTGTGGAATGGCCGTGCCTGATTTAGTTAAAGTACTAAATGGACCTTCTTCCGCATCACTATTAGGTAGTAGTTTTGCTGTATTGAATAGCGTTCCACGCAGTGGTTCTTTAATCGGTTCGTCGCCAGCTTGTGTAATACCTTTTCCGATACTGTTGATAGCGGCTTTACCACTTTCGGTTGGGTCAACTTTTGCTAGCGGATCACCAAAAACTTTACCCATTAACCCAGAAACGGCATTAATAGCACTATCGTACCCAGGTATATTTGAACGAGCCGAGGTAATTGCATTAGTGGTAACGGTCTTTGTACCTTGGAATACCTTATTACCAATACTTGACCAGTCAAAACTACTGATGTAATCCCAAGCTTTAGTAAGAATTGCTGTCAGTGATTCAATCAATACTGAGCCAGCCGCCATTACACCTTTTGCTAATGTCATTGGGATGGCCATGCCTGATTGAGTTAAGGTGCTTAGTGGTCCTTTCTGAGCATCACTGTGTGGAAGGTATAGGCCAATCATTTCTAACACAGCAAAAAAGGCGTCGTAAAGAAATGTTCCAGCGGCTCTAATTCCAGAACTTAGTGCACTTAATAATGCTGTCCCAGCACTAGCGAAATCCAGTTTTAATGTAGCGACAATAGTATCCCAAATACCACCTATCATTGGACCTAATCCAACGAATAGATTACCGATTGCTCCAACCAAACTGCCTAAACCTGGCCAAACTTGGTTCAAAAAGTTGACAATTTTTCCACCGTAACTTGTGAAAAATCCCGAAACTTGTTGCCATAATCCAGAGAAAAATTGGCCAATGTTTCCCCAATTCCGATAAATTAAATAAGCAGCGCCGGCAACGGCCGTGACCGCAGCAACGGTAATCCAAATAGGGCTAGATAATGCAGCAACTACGGTACCGAATGCACCCATAGCCATTGATGCGGCTGTGCTCACTAATGTTAAACTTGATAGTACTCTAAAGAATCCAATCACTTTAGTTTTAGCGAATATCCATGAGTTACCAAATACCGCGATGATTTTAGTGCCGATAGTTGAACTAGCGATGTAAGTACCAAAAGCAGCGATTTTAGCTCGTGCAACAGTGAAATAGCTGCCCATTTTGCTACTGAAATTGGCTGCCGCTGCAACGACCGATTGAAAGTAAGTTCTTTGTTTTGATGCCTGCTTGGATACTTCTGACTGTGCCTCTTTCCTGGCTTCTGCTCGTTGATCCCTAGTTCGGTATCCCCTTTCCTCTGATATTTGATCAGCCCTTTCCGAAGTACGCCGATTTATTTCGGATTGGCTGCCCTTTTCTGGCATGGAACCCGTGAATTTAGCTTCGTCAATATAATTGGCAACTGCCTCACTGGCTTTTTTCCACGCAGTAGCTATTGCGGTTGTTGCTGCTAAACTGGCTTCTCTTATGTTTGAAAATAAGCCTGTTTTTTTCTTAGTTTCGTCGTGAGGTAACTTTTTCTTATCGTCTTTTCCACCATCAATAATATGTTTACATTCACCATCAATAATTCTTCCAGGTGGTGTTAGCAATATGCTTTGTTGTGGCTTGACCATTTCCCTTTGTATCTGGATTAATTGTTGTGTTTGTTTTTTAAAGCATTTCGCTAGTGGATTGCCAGCACAAGGGTCCTTTCTCTTGAAAATTGTGAACTTTGCAATTAAGCCCATTAATGCAACGCCAAATACCCCAATCCATTTGTAATTTTCTTGAAAAAAACCTGCTAAATTTCTAATATTATTAAGTAAGTCACCAGCAAAAGTACCAGTAAAAAACTTTTGGGCATCGGTATACATCTCCTTAAAAAACCCGCTGACCATTCTAAAATTAGTGTCAGCCCACATTTGGGAAAAATTCACTTGAGCGATGTCATTAGCTAAAAGCTTTGTTGCTGATGAAATTAAGGCAAGCTGTTCCCTGTACTGAATGGCTAAAGTTATGGCTATACCAATACCGGTTGCTGTACCAATAAATCTACCGAAAAACATTGTAACTGTTGCTAAAGCGGTTGCCCACGTTCCTAATGCACCTACTGTTAGTGTTATTGCCGGTATTAACCAAGTTCTAATGTAGGATAGTATCGGATTGTTCTGAAATGCAATTAGGACACCGGTCATTGCGGCACCAATAGCAGGATTTTCAAAGGCCAGTTTAAATGCTTTACCGACTTGTGAAAATAACCAAGTTCCGAAGCTGGCAACGATACTGTTTAGCTTTCCTAGTGCTGTTTCAAAGGAATTGACAATATTAATACCGCTGAAAGCATCACTAATCCACTCAATCAGCTTGGTTATTTTATCAATGACGTAATCATAAGTAATTCCTATTACTTTTCCCAGACTAGTTACTAAGCCAGAAAAATCGATGGATTTAAACTTATCATCTATCCATCCAATTAGTTCAGTTGTTTTGGTTTTTACAAAAGTATAGCCTGATATACTCGACTCTATTATTGATGTAGATAGTCCTGAATAGTCGATACTGCTAACTTTAGCAGTTACCCACTTTATGAAATTAAAAAATTGTGTTTCAGCAACTTCAAACACATTTTTCAATGTGTTCCATAGATATTTCCCACCGGCAAGCACACCATAAGCAAATGTTTCTATTAATGATTGTCCCCATTCAATTAATGAACTGAATGGACCTGACTTTGCTGGACTATGAGGAAATAGATCGGATACAAATTGAAATACTGACAGGATCTTGTTCCATAGATATTTCCCAGCTTTAACTGCACCATCGCCCAAGGTTTCGATAATCGCTACGCCCACTGAGCTATATTGTTTTACTAGGCTCGTTGTTAATTTTATGGTGCCCGATATAATTGACGCTAAGCCCGTTCCTAGGCTATGTCCGGCAGTGTAAAATTCTGCAATTGCCTTTGCGCTGCGGCTGACCGGTTCAAATAATTGTTTGAAAAAGTCAATTATTGGAGATAAAGCCTGTTTTATTGGGGTTAACGCGGTTACTAATTTGGAAAATTCAACTTGAATTGGAGAAAATCCAAGCTTTATTCCATCAAAAAAACCAGTGAAAAAGGATTTTACTGATGACCAATTTTTTTGGATTAATATTGCACCGGTAACTAAACTGGTAGTAAATAATCCAATTGGGGAAATCGCCAGTGATACGGCTAATTTAATTGCGGCAATGCTGGCAGTTGCTACTTGTACGCCTAAACCGATTCCCGATAATGCTAACAAGAAACCACCGAATCCGGCCACAGCAAATGACACTTGTTTGATCATGCCACTATTGGCTTCGGCAAAAGCAGTAACTTTATCGATAAGTGTCCCAAGGAAATTTGATGCTTGGTCTATCGTCGGTAGTAGGGCGTTGCCAATAGTGATTCCAAGGATATGAGCGCGATTCTTGAGTAGTTGGATAGTATTTGCAGTAGTTGCAGCTCTAGCCTCAAATTCCTTCTGCATACTGCCAGCATAATTCGCCTCTTTAGCAACTAACCCGATGGCCTTCTTATATTCGTTTAGTCCGCCAACTAAGGCCGCAACGTCATCAGAATATTCTAAACCAAAAAGGTCAGTTAATACCCCCATCCTTTTACTTTTGTCGACCTTTTCCAGTGTTTTTAAAAATGCCAGTAACGCACCTTGAGCATTTTTTCCAATCGATTGTTCTAGCTTGCTGGCATCGATGTTTAGCAGTCCAAGTGCTTCTTGGAATTTTTTCCCTTGTTTTGACGCTGTTTGAAGTTTTGTCAACATAGCATTTATGCCAGTTGCCGCAACGTCGGCAGGTTTCCCTAGTGCTAAAAATGCGTTACCTAACGCACCGGCTTGAACCGCCGTTAAACCGAATGCTTTTGAAACACCGCCGACTCTGCCGAGTACGTTCACCATGTCATTGGCCTTCGCGGCTGTGTTGTTGCTTAAATGGTTGATTGCGTCGCCAACTAAGCCGATTTGGGTAATTGGAATTTGGTATATGTTTGCTAATTTCGCCATCGAATCGCCAGCATCGCCTGCCAACATATCGAAAGCGGTGCTCATTTTAGCGACTGTGCGGGTAAAGTCGGGAATATCTTTTAGGTTGATGCCTAGTTGGCCAGCGGCTGCTGCAATGGCTGTTAGATCTTCTGGCCTTAACGGAATTTTTTCCGTTGTGGACATTCGGAAAAGTGTTTTTTCCAACTCTTTTAGTGCTACTGGGGTTGGAAAATCAACAACTTTCTTTACGTCGGACATTGCTGATTGAAATTCAATTGCAGCACCAACTGGGGATTTTAATGTATCGGTGATTTTTTGGCCGAGTTGTTGGACACCAGACATTGCGACGGATATGTCCATATTCCCAACAACTTCCTTGTTGAAGCGTTGAAACGCACGGCTAAATGAGGATAATCTTACTTCCGCCTTAGCGAAACCATTTGCAAGGATATTAGCATTTTTTTGGGTGAGCGAAGCGCTACTGGCTAAACCAGTATTCAGCTTTCCAAATGCCGAATTAATTGACGAAAAATTACCGGTTATCCCACTAAAGATCTTTCGGAAAACACCCGAAACTTGATCATTAGCACGAAATAGGATGTTTACCGAAGTAGTGGGCATATAGCGCTATTGCTGGCGGTGAATTTTAAGAGTTGTTGATAACGCTTAACTGCGTGTTCATGAAAACTTAATAATCTGTTCATTGGTATATTTTCTATATCACCCAATGACCAATGAAACATAAATGCGATATCTGCTATTACATCGTCTATGTCCGATCCATGGATGTCAATGCCAAAAAACCTGATTTTGCCAAAGCTATATTGATCAGGTTTAAATCTACAAATGACAAGTTCTCAACGGACTCTGGGCTCATAGGCGGTTCAATGGCAATTTTTATTATAAGACGCTCAAGCTTCTCTTGCTCATCCTTGGATTTGCTGGAATATTTCATGTCGGCCACGCTTGGATATCTGAATGTAATATGGTCGAAATCAGCGCCTTGCCATTTAATTGGAAAGCGAAGCTTCACTTTTAAAGTGTCTTCGCCGGTAATATCGTCTACTGATTCAATAGGACGAAAATTGTTGTCAAAAGTGGTTTGTTCCATGGTTCAGATTTTAGAGTTTTATTGCTGCCCTAATTGATTCGAGTTGGTCTGTTCCACCAACCAAACGTTTGAAATTTTCGGTGTCAACTTCAGTAGTATCACTACTGTCAACTGTTTCTTTGTAAAAAACCAGTCTAAAGGTGTATTTTTCCTCAGTTTTTTCGCCAGATTTCCAACTGGTGTGTTCGTGTTTTGAGAACACGCCTTCAGCAATAATTGTTACATTTTGCGCCTCGGGGGAAGTTCCGTCGTTTATTGCTCCCCAGCACATAATTTTAGTTTTACAACCGTTGAATATGCCGACAAGTTTTTTCAGATCGGCATTTACTTCAGCAAATGTTAGCTCCATCTCCATTTTTTCTTGAGCTAAATCAATTGGCCAAGGGTGATCCATACCTGCTGCTAGATGATCCTCATATTTATATTCAAGATTTGGCAGCTTAATTTCTATGGCTTTTCCTGCATAACCCTTGCCCTCAACGTTAACGTTGAAGGCCCTTAATACTTTAGGAATTTGCACGCCCATATTGCACCTCTATCTTAGGAAATTAGCACTATCAAAGATAGTTGTTAGATAATCATGATTGATATAACGTTGAACAGTTAAATGCTCGCAAGGATAAAATCTATCATAGTCAAAGTTTACAACAGCTTTTCCTTGCATCATTTGGTCAGGAGTGTTTAGTTTTTTATCAACCCAGCAAGGGCTTTGTTTCCCAATAGCAATTGCCCCTAAAGCTTCTAAGCTTCGGCAGAATGCGTTGACACTCTCCGTGACGTTCTCAAAAAATGTTCTAGTAATTCCAAGGTCAATTGCCCAACGCATTGCTTGAGTGAGACTTTCTTGGATCATGTCGTCAGTACGAACCGCATTAATAAACCAATAAAGTGGGTCGGCTGAGCAAGTTCTGTTACCCCACAGGTGATAGCCGCCATCTTCCGCACCACAAACTACCGTAACTTCGTTACTGTTTAGGTAATTTGCAACACTGTGAACCCCGCCAGTCTTAGGTATTGGTCTGGCTGTGCCGGTGATACCGTTCATAAGTTCGTTTGATGGTGATGACCACCATCCGCGTTTAATACCATCGGAGCGGTTGTCAACCTTGTTGATGATTCCTGCGACCCTTGCTGATGCCGGTTGTTGATCATATCCATCAGTGTCGGTGTTCCAGAATTTCACCCACGGGTCAACAACGTAAACCCGCTTGTCGCCAAATTCCCGACGAAATCGAATCGCGTCCTGATTATTAGTGTTCGGTCCATCGGCGATTATTACTGCCAGTAATTCGTCAGCAATCCCTAACATTTCTGCTGTCACCGGTACATATTGCGTAAACCCAGGTGCTATGAGGATTTTTGGTTTTATGAATACTTCGCCTTCAGCGGCTAAAAGTGCGTGAACGCCTTCATAAAGGCCAGTATCGATATTAACGCCACCAACAACATTTGATATAGCAGTAACTTCACCAGTTTTATAGGTATAAGTAGCCTCATATTGAGTTCCATCAGCAGGTCGGTGTCCCCAAGAGTATGCAACATTATAATTTTCACCAAGATTTGGTTGATTAGCACTAATAAAGCTAATTTCGCCGTTCAAAGTCACAGTCCAATCAACGTTTTTAGTGAAAATGGTTGTACCCTGGTAAACTGATTCAACATCAAGAACATTTTCGGAATTAATTAGTGCATCATTACCCGCTGTTCTAGTGACTGTCTCAACCTCTTCATGAGTTAACCAGTGGACAGTATCATTTAGTAATTCCCAATCAGTCCCCTCAATATAAGTTTCACTACCTGCTTGTATATCACGGATATTTAGAACGTTGGAATTTTCCAAATAGTCACTATCTGATGTAGATGAGCGTGTGACTACCTCACCTTCTGCTAAATTATGAACATAGTAACTATATTCACAGTCATAGATCGCACCCGTAATTGGTCGGTGGGAATAAACATAATTAATATAGTATTCGGCAAGTTCCGCTGGTTGGGTTCCACCCGTTAGCCATTCAACCCCGCCAGTATTAGCATGGATTTGGTAGTCTGTCCCACCCACATAGATTCGATCATTATCCCAAATTTTGGTAATTGATAAAATTTCATCCTGGTATTCGAGCGGATCCACTGTTGAACGACGACGTGATATGGTTTCACTATGGTCATGTCTAAGCCATTTTATATTGCTGCCGTCCCGTTCCCAGTCGATGTTTCTAATGTAATCGACTGTTCCACCCATTTTAATCGAATGGATCATGGCGATGTCGTCATTTGCTAGTTCATCTATATCAGTTCCGCCACGTGTAACTGGTTCGGTAATCGTTTCCTTAGTATTTAGTAATGAGAGCAACACACTGGTTTTCGGACTGGGTGCCCTTGGTACACGAATCAAAACAACCGTTGCATTGGCTTGGTCAAAAATCCCATCTAAACTCCACGGAAGTGTGCCACGACGACCAAGCGCTGCCATCATTGTAGTGTCACGTCCTAACATAATGACTGGGACGTTTGTTGGAAAAACCTTGGGGTCGGCATCGGGAGCGGTTCCGATTAGGCCAATTACACTAGATCGATATATTTCAACAGGTCTAATTCCCGTATTGATACGAACATAATCTACTCCATGAAGGAAGTCTGTTGTCATAGTGATAAAACCTCGTTTTTTTCATCTAAGAAGTTTTTTTGGACAGCTTGAGACACTCTAATAATTAGATCATCTAAATCGGCTACTGTTAATTCTCGAAAATTACCATCATCAAAACGCCACGGTACTGAGTCAATATTGGCTTGTTCTAATTGTCGTTTGGCGGTCTCAAGTTTAGTTACAGCTTCTGCTGTTGTTTTTATTGTGAGATTGTTCCAGATTATGCCAATCTCTTCTTTCATTTTTCGATTTAATTTGCCGGTTTCAATATGAATTTTTCGTTTTAATGAATTATCAATATCTTGATTGAGTGGAGAAGGTTTTCCAGGTTCAAACGAAATTGAACTATCATTAGGACATCCCATGACAGTAAACCCTGTTTGGGACATTTCTGCCAGAATATCTAATGGAATGTCTTGATAAGTACTATGAATCCTAGAATTATTAATCAAAATAATCATATCTTTTATATGAACTCACCGACGTAGTTAGAAATTAGGGAATTTGCATTACCGACAGTGTTTAAGATTGGAGATATATTTCCTACATAGGAAGGATCAATTCCTACTACTAGTCCAGAATTATGAGCAAGAACATCTTCAACACCATTTCCATAAGCATATGACGCACTAAATGAGATTGTTCCACCTAACATGGATAATGCTCCACCAAGAGAGTTTCCTGTAGTTGCGCCTATGATTAATAAACAAAATCCGTTGTATACAGCAGCAACACCTGTTCTATTGTTGCTAGCGCACACATGTTGGGCTTTGATATATGACGTGCTCTTTGCTATCAGTGCTTTGCCGAAATTAACTATACCTAATTTTGAAATAAAAACACTTGAATTTGCATCAGAAATCAATGCACTTGATGACAGCCAATGTGTGTAAATATCGCTTCCTATTAAGCACATATTTTGTATAGTTACCATACTATTATGAAACCAAATCCCAATTTCTCCAAATGATATCTGTGTTGGAAGATATACTACTCTTCCACCTGTTACTGTTGTAGAAGAACTTATGCTTCCTATATAACTCATATTCAAGGTTACATTATTACCTGAAATCGATTTTATTTTATGACATCCCGACAAATGATCGGAACCTACACCACTTATTCCCTCATTATAAACATTAGATTGTATATTTAGAAAATTGCCATTTTGTAGACCGTTTGTATCGCTGAGTTGTAACGTTACGTCATAATTACCAGAACTGCCTGTGATAGAGATAAGCGAAATCACATTTTTCTCTATTGGATCAGCCCCAGATATTACCACATTTGCAAGGCTATAAAGATTGGAAGTTCCAAATTCAAAATTCCCAGCGGCTATATCAATGTAAATCGTTGAAGACCAGGATTTATCTTTTAGGTATGATATTACCTCTTCCAGATTCGAGAAATCGTCAGGTATTAATATGTGAGTTGGTTCAGTAAAGGTTTTACCTCCATGAGCAACACCGTCTTTTATTATAATTCCAAAATTATTTTGGTAATGAGATGTTGTTGATGTTATTGAATTATCATTTGACGTAACTCTACCCGATATTGTAGTAATAGCCGTATCGCTATCCCCATTTCTAGTTGTCATTACAGAATTTTTTAAAAATGCCCTTGAATTATAATTCTGTAATATCTTAAAAAAACCGAGATTTGCATCCCGATTTTCAGCAGAAATAATAGAATTTTCCATATAAAATTCAGAATCCTTATCAAGCAAGGCAAAAGTGGAACATGCACAAGTTCCAATTACCTCAATTCCTTCCAAGTAAATTTCTGATTTTATATTAGCGATTACACTAGCATTTTCCGTCACATTACCTGTATTTTCAACTTTAAACTTCTTCTGTGCATCGGTTGGCCAGTCATCAAACTTATTACTCAGTAATATTTTAGAATATTCTATTGCTTGACCAATCCATTTCACCGGCTCCGTTCCAATCGCCTCAACATATTGGACATCAATCACTGACTGGGTTTCTGCGTAGAAAAGCTGAACACAACTTTTATAAGTAAAATTTTGAATACGAATAAATGATTTATCACGAGCATTTATACACGTTCTCGGACTACTTTCAACCGTTGCTCGATATTTTGGAACATTTTCGGTCGGTAATTCGGCTACTGGAATATTTCCTGTCCATTCGAGTCGGCCATTCAAGTAAATCTCACTCCGTTCACACACAATTGGAGCTGCATAATTGCTAAGAACATCAGAACACGCAGTATAGTCGGGGTGATAAATATTGATGTGCCATTGACCAGAGCCATACACTTTTGAGTCAACGCAATACAGACCAACCCCTCGGTGAGCCGTACACGAGATACTAAATACCCAAACGTCAAAGTGAACTTCACCAGATATCGTTGCAGTAGATTTTTCTAGCCTCAAGGCATGTCTAGTTCCGCGAAACCTGACATTTTCAATAGCTACCATCGAATTTTTGATTACAAGCGGGTATTCGTCGCTATCGTGAGCCGTACAAACCTGGCTTGGTGAGGGATTACCGATTTCGTCTCTGGAAATATCGGCATCCGTTGTTGACGGTGTGATAATTATTGGTGGATTTAAATTATCATAAGTACCTTCAGGTAGGAAATGTACTATATAGTAATCTTCTATCGTTGTCCCACTATTTAGAACGTGCAACCCTGGTGCTAAATACACTTTATTTTTAACAGAGTTGACCAGTTTGTTGTCAAGAATGTCTTGAAGTGTGGCGGCATTAGCAGAACTTAACCCATCACCGGTTCCACTTGATGTTGGTTTGGCGTAGAAAACGAGATTATCAAAGTCCTCTAGCCTCTGATTAATTTCGATCTCCTTATTATTCCAATCAGTATCAATTTGGTTAGATTTTGATACCCAATAAGCGTCTATTTCGGCCTTCTTAGCGTCTAGTTCGCTATTGATTTGGCCTAATTTACTAATTACCTCACCGGTTAAACCATCGGTGGCTGTAACAAGGTTTGCAACTTGTTCGGTTAGTGTGGACATCTACACTCCTAACGATAATAATCTGTCATTAAATTTAATCATTTGTAAATCCTGAATAATCTGACTAGCGGCTAGGTTAACGATAGCACTATCGGTTGTTCCTAGATTCAAATTAGCTCCGGTTGCATTCACAGTAATACTGTCAGCAGGCAACGCTGATAACAATAAATCAAAGGCTAATAAAAAATCGACATCAGCAGACTTATAACCGAGTGGCTTTGATGCCCAAACTTTGATTTGTGCTTGATCATCTGGTAACCAACCGCTACCGGTAATAGTGAATGTCAAATGAGAATCATTATATTCAACGCCAACAGTGGCAACACCAAGAACAGCATTGTCAGGTGCTGTTAATTGAAATTGTTCTGAACCGATATAACTTAGTAAATAATTACCAACCTGAAACGATTCATTATAACCAGTAACTTCAACCACACCATTTAGTTCAATGCGACTATAGGTAATATAACTGTATGGGGTTGAATCACTCCAAACTGCCAGTAAAGTCCCGTCACTTAGAAAGAAACCAATCTCATTAATCCAATACTGATCACCACCATCAATAATAGCACTTAGGTGAATTTGAGTTGGTGCGGATTTTTCACCATCAGCAACTAGTACTCGTTGTTTTTCTGAAATTAATTCGGTCTGATCGGTATTAGGAATATAAGAAGCATCGCCGACCGCAATATGGGTTATCGTTGCTGATATACCTGTATTTGAGGCATTAAATGATGCCGCCAAACCAGCATTAGTAATTAGAGGAATTAATGCAACACTCATAAAACTGCCTCACAATTCAGCATTGAGATCGGTTGAAATAATGCTGTAGTACTAAATTCGCTAGTACAATTAAACTCAGTTTCCGAACCAGTCTTCATATTTCTCAAGGATAAGGCAATCGGTTGAGTTGATACGTGACATTCCAATAACTTTTCCCAAGTTAAGCTCAAATTCGGCTTAACAAAAATATCTCCACTCAACAAGTTAGTTGGCAATGCTGAAATACTCTGAGCGGGATAATTACCTGGTTTAGTAGTACCTGATTCGGTAGGAACGTGGGGAATACAATAAAAATTATGAGCAGTTTCAGTTACTGTCTTAGCATCACGTTGGCAAACCAGTGTTGGAATACTAATGCCAGCTTCTGCCGGACAACTACCGTCAACCTTTACAATTGTGCCACCGCTACCATCATCAACAATAATAACTTGAGGTGGTTTAATGGTTTCAAATCGGCTGGTAATTGAAAATCGATATTGACTACGAACCGGTTTAACACTATCGACAACTTTCCTAATCCGACTATATTGAAACTCACTAAGAATAACTGGATCAAAACCGGGTGATACCGGGATTTTCATATAGAAGGTGTGCGAACGGCCTTTGGGTTGCGTCTGCCACCACTCGATAATTTCTACATCGCTATGACCAGTAATTTCCAATAACCGTTCGATTGCCCAACGAGTACCCTTTTTCTGGTGAATGGCGAAACTCTCCGCAACAACTTGACGTTTCGTCGCTTCTAACCAACCAACATCCCACTGATCAACACTTAGCGCCCATGCTAACCAAGGTAGCAATTGAATAGGGCATTCATCTGGGCGTAATATTTTATTGATCTCGATTGGAATCTGCCAAAGGAGATCGGTAATAGACGCCTCTAAATCACGTTCTAACTGGGAAGAATTAGGTGGAAGAAGGCTTTGCCAATCCACTATTTTTGTTCCTCAGATGAAGGTTTTTTATCATCACTCGATTTACCTTCTCCCATTAGGACCGCCATAGCTCCCATAGCTGCTACTATTGTGTTAATTATGTACTCGACGTCTTGACCATTCATTTTTGCAAATACAAGAATAACGACACCAATACCAGCATAAGTAGACGGCTCTTTTAACCTTTTTACTAAAACCTCATTCATCAAGACCCCCAATAGATACAACAAACTTGTCACAATAGGCAGCCTGTTGGCGTTGCACGACAATATCATCAGTCGGTGTAGTTAGAACAACCCGTTGCACACCAACCTGATGTAATGCTGCATAAATTCCAGAAAGTGGAATATCGTGACCAAGTAAATGATGTTCGGTAACATAATCGTTTAACTTCTGCTCGCTTAACGCTTTTACTACCAACGGGTCAGGTCCAGAATAGAAAAATAGTGTTGCATTAACAGTATAGTGAATTATTTCGGGTGCTTGGATGGTGACGAAATCGGTTAGTGGCCGAATATTTTCGGAATTCAACGCACCATTAACCGTACCTAACAGATTATCGCTAGGCATTCCATCACCATCATTGCTTAAAACTGTAACAACTACGCGACCGGGTTCATCACTTGGACCGTAGATATCAACGTCCTTAACTTCGGACGAAGAAGTCAGTGCGTGAAAAGTATAAGCACCTTCGCTACCAGCGGTTGTCAGTGCCTCCAACGCTAACTGAGCACGAGTTCTAAGGCGGCTGTCGGTTTCGTAAGTTGGTTCAATTGGTGGTGTGGCACTCGGATTACCGGGGTCAGTCTGCTGGCGTTGCACGCCATAAAATGCAGCCAGATGATCTAAATCAGAACCAACGGCCTTGGCCAACAAATTACCCATTAAAGCATCATTAATGCGAGCACGAATTAAAACATCCAAATAACCAGCGACTTCCAACAGTTTATAAGCGGGATCACTTTCTACAATTGAATCGTAATCAGTCGCACGAGCCTTGAATTCGGCAATCAGCGAGTCCTTTATCGACGAGTAATTAAGTGTTTCGACAATCGTCGGCTCAGGTAGTTTTTCTAATTCAATTGCAGTAAATCCACCCATAACTATGATAACCTATGATAACCTAAGTATCTCAGCGTCTAACTCGACATGTTGCCCTTCATAAAGACCTTCTAAATAAATGGTACAACTACCGTTAAATGAAACTGATAAAACCTGAACCCTTGTTAAGCTCAATCGCGGTTCCCACTTATCTAGTGCTTCTGCGGTAGCCGCATAAATTTTCGCAAACGTCGCTGGATTCATATTAGAATCAATTAATTTCGGGATTTCACTGCCATAATCACGCAACATGACACGACTACCAATTGGTGTTGTCAAAATATCGGTAACGCTTTGCAGTAAATGTTCATAACCGTTCAATAATTTTCCGGTATCAACGTTCATCCCTTTCATGTTAAACAGCATAGCAATCAAGGAAATAAAATAAAATACGAGCAAAAACGCTCTATTTAAATATTCTTTATGAACGTTTAGTATTTATGATGAACATCAACCAATGAGGTTAGAAAAAATAATGCAATCAACTGATACGATGACAGCGGCAACACTTTTAGAAGTGTCGACGAGCCAAGTAAAAAGGTTATTGGATAGTGGAAAATTAAGGGGAGTAAAAGTGTGGCGGATTGGTTCAATTAAGCCGGTATGGCAAATTGAGATTAGTAGTATTAATAACTATAAGAAAAATCGTCTTCCCAGAGGGAGACCAACCAAAAATTAAACCACATGCCCGTTCAGGGCAATCGTTGGTGCTTGCAAGGTAACTCGTTCCCCGGAACTAATTATTACTTCACCAACAGCACCTATAGTTATTTTTGGGGCACTTATTGTAATATGGTCGCCGGACTGTACTGTTACCTCACCAGAGCAATTGATGTGAAGTTTTGTCGTACCTGAGTAGATTATTTCAACTTTAGATTGGTCAGGAAGAACGATTAGAAATCGATGTTTCTCCCGGTCATACTCAACCAAAGTATTGTCCTTATATCTAGTTCGGTGAACGGTTTCGCGCCACGGCCTCTTATCAAAAGTTTCGTCGTCAAAGCCGATTGGTGGACGAAAATCGTTACACGGCAATGCGCCAATAATTACCGCTTGGCGCATATCACCATCAGGACACACGATAATAACCTGTTCGCCAACCTCGAATGCCCAATAACTTTGGTCTTTCCCTGATCGCCGTTCGAGTTGCGGAATCCAATAAGTTTTCTGGTCTCCCATTTCTACCCGGTAGAGTGGGCCACGGTAATTCTGATTGGTGTCTTCATTAGTGAAGTTGGGCAATTCAGGATCAGGAGGCGCGCCCTTCACGTCGTAACGTGCCTCCACGATTTTACCTTTTTTTATCAAGTTTGAGTTGCGGCGTTCGCCTTCTTTGGAATCGAAAGCGCCGCCAACACTAAACGGGTTGTTATTTAGCCCCATTATTTCAATAATCTTTATGCCAAGAAAAACACCATATTCCTTGGTTATCTGTTAATAATCTGCCATTATTCGGATTAACAATAGCTCCGTTAATTCTCATTTCTGTAAACAACATTTCGGTTAATTTTACGTCATGCAAACAGTAATCAACTACGGCACCAATCTCGCCACGTTGCCATTGGATCGGTGCCTGTTCGCCATGTCCGGTTTTAGCTTCGCCAGGGAAATTGGCTTTTACGCAAGCATCTAGACTAAAGCCTGAATGGCTTGGATATTTATATTCTGGTCCGAGTCCGGCAGCTTCCCAAATTTTAACGAGAATATCAAAACATTTTTCGTCCGGGATATTTACGCCATTGGCTCGACAAAGCCGATTATCAAAAGCTAGGTTATTAAAGCCAATAATTAAGTCAGCTTGATCGACTAGTTTCTGGAATTCTGATAGATGCTTTCCATCAAAAACACGGTATCTTTCTGACACATTGTCATACGCGCAAATGACGCTGATACCCATGTTGTCAAAGTCGCGCCAACCGGCGCAATATTTTATACCATTCATCTGTTGATTAATATCAGCAGGTGGAATGGCTTTAACTATTTCACAATCGTAAACTATCATTCCTTTTCCTCCTATCCAACTAGCCGATGAACATTACTTTGCTTGAACACTTCAGTAAGCACCAATTCCAACGCGGCAGCATGTTGCCTTAAATCACGTAGGGTAAAAAAGATGCCGTTCAAGGTGGATTCATCATAATTAGAATTTGCCGCTAGCCCCTCAAATATTGGTGCTAGGGAATCGATTTTATTGCGTAAAGTAATGTAAGCGTCCATTGTACCACCATAATTTACGGTGTATTCAAAGGTTGAATTAGTAGACATGATAACCTCTTTGTGTTTGATAGGCCGCCTAAATTGAGGGCGGCAGGACTCAATCACCACACAAAGCTGGCGAGGGGTATTCAATTTATTTCCCCTTCTCATCCTGCCATAAAACAGGCATAAAAAAACCGCAAAGTTACGGATGCGGGAACCGCTTTGTGTTTGATGATGTTAATTATTTCAAACCAATCGTTAAATTGGTGTCAAGTATTTCAGGTTCAAACAACTCCGGCATAAAATCAGTCCGCTGAAAAATATAACAATTCTCAAGATAGCCTTGAATAATGGGAATTATTCCTGATTCGTACATTAGATCCCGAATTTCGTCAGGCCGAAAGTAAAGTTGCACCCCGAATTCGCCAACCTGCACACTCGAATCAGGCTCAATAATAATTGGAGATTGACGTAACGCTAGCATAAGCGGTGTCAAATCAATTGGAGATACCGCATCAGTATGCACCCTGACTAATACATCTCCCCTTAAAACCGCAAATCCTGACCATAACCCATCATCAGAATTAGGACACGGTTCTAACCACTTCAACGACGGGAAAAGTACCGTAAATTGTTCACTCATCCAAGCATCACCAACTGCCAGCGGCAATACATCATTGGCAACCTCGGTAATTGACTCGCTAAGCAGTTGCCTAATGTTCATCGGACGTACAATGTCATCGTTTTAGATTCCGGACTCATCACGTAGTGGACCGTAAATTCTTTACCACCAAATAATACCTTAGCACCATTTAAAATTGGGAATTCAACAGCGCTTTGGAGAATCGTCACTTCGTGATGCTTGGTGGATAAAGTTTCTTTGTAACCGTATGGTGGCGGTTCTTCTACATTGTGATAAATAATTGCAGGTATCTCATCAACTCGGTTAAATCCATCCTTGGAAATAATTGAAATTAGGCTATCGGATTCTTTGATAATCCATTCTAAATCTTGATCGCGTTGTTGGTTGAGATTAGGCATCTAAGTGCACCAATAGTGCGGGTCTCTTGCAGATTGGCAACGGGTTTTGTTCGGTTTCAATTTCAACACTCCTATCATCGTCAGGGAAACGAACACGAGCATAAAGCTCCCTTCCCATTGTATTAACAGTTGAAATGTAATTACCGGGACCAAAAAATGTTCTAAACGAATCAGTTGTTCCCATTGGAAACGCAATAGCCTTGCCATCAGGAATGAATCGACGCACAGTACCGTCAGGAGTTGTAGCTACTGCACGATATTCTGAAAACCTAAGCCCCCCATAACTAAATCCTTTTCTGATATCGCCACCAACTTTCTCGGCGGCTTCGGCATAATTCAAGTATGTCTCTTTAACAGCCTTATGTCCGACTAGGGCATCAAAAAAACCTTGACTACACCAAACATCTACAAAACTTATAACCTCTCCCATTAGATTATCCTCCATCCATCGGGACACTCCAAAACATTTTTCGCGAATATCTGTAGTAGCAACGTCAGTTGAAAACCCTATAACTTTTTTAACGATGTTGAATTCGTCATACAAATTATACAATGTAGAACCGTCTGCGTTCAGTATTTCACCTAGCATTGCCCCCATTTTTAGATATTCCAAAGTAATATCATGTTTACGTCTGATTGTTATCAATCTATCCATCATTTCTTGCGCGGCTTGTTTTAAAGTATTTTGCCCAAAAGCTCGGATATTCTGAAGTTCTTCTGGCGTAATCTGATCATCAAGTGGAATATGTAGCAACTCAAAGTAGCGCATTTTGCGCTTGCTGGTAGTATTTTTCGTTGAAGGAGATCCCCGCTTAATAGCTGGAATAATATTCAGTACCCCATGACTTTCTTCTATTCCAACCACTGTTGTTGAAATAGTCTTTGTTGAAAAAATACCAGCCTGTTGAATTCTTCCATAGGTATTCGGAATGATATTAATCGTTTCGGTCATGCTCATCATGTCGAAACCTGGCCCCTTAAACGGGTTTTCTAAGAAATAATCCGCCATACTAACCTGCCTCTGCACATCTGATTCGAAGTTCTGACCAAAGCTGTTCTTTGGCATTAGCTTTTTGTTGTTCGGTCACGCCATCGGGTAAAATTAGGAAATCCAACAATACAACTGCTGGACCGTAGGAAATTAAGACACAAGGTTGGTCACTGGCGGTCGCGTCCACATCGCCAACCAAAATACCAGCGATCGTCTCGCTACCATCAGTAGCAACGGGGTTCCATTTGGTTAATTTCTTTGTTGTGGTAATTCTCCCAAGTACTGTTGATTCTTTGAGATTCTGTCCGGTAACAAGTGTTCCAACTTCACGACAATACTCATAACTGAACTCGTATTTAACGCCATCACCAAGATAAATTCGCTCGCTAATGACCATTTACATTACCTCCGTAAATACTTCTAGCAAGAGTAACCAATGGACTTTCCTCAATCGGTTGAGTACCGAAACTGGCATTTGAACTAATTGGTTGAGTTTGATGCTGTTCGTTCTTTAGCTTAATTATCTCTGCACGCGACTGGTCAACAGAATAATTACCTCCTAAACACTTCGCATAAAGAGCCTGATATTCAGGTTCTGGGAACATTGAAAATAGTGCATTAATGCCCTCCTTACGCTGGGTTTCGGCATTGATAATAGTTTGCAATCGCTGTACTTCGCCATTATCTACTGTCGGCTCCGTAAGTGTTGTCGCAACCGTTGCGTTAGATTCTGTCAACATATTTTCTTCCTCGACGATTTTCGGTATTACAATTGCTGGTGCATTCTTGAATTTGAATTTTGATAAATCGAAATGATTTGTAACCTTCACCGGCTCTGTGATTTGATCAGCAAATCCCTCAGTAACAGCTTCTTCGGCCGTAAACCAAGTTTCTAAATCCATTAAAGATGATAAGTCATTAATATCCTTTGAGGTCTTCTCTTGGTAAACGATAAGAACCGTATTCTTAATCTTATCAAGTATGTCGGCCATTTTCCGCATGTCTTGGGACTCGCCAATAACAGTACCGCTTGGGTTATGAATCATTAACATACTATTTGAGGAAATATTGATAGTATCACCAGCCATTGCAATCACACTCGCAATACTGGCTGCAATCCCTTCAATGAAGGTATTGATTGTGCGTTGCTGTGCCTTTAAAAAAGCATAAATAGCATTTCCATCAAACACATAACCACCAGGGCTATTGATGTGTAAATTGATGGTTGTCGTGCTAGCCATCACTTTTTCTTTATAACTACGAATAAAGCTGCTGGCAGTAATCCCCCAACCGCCGATTTCATCGTAAATAAATATTTCGGCCACGTCTTCATTTTTCGCTTGTATCCTGAACCAGGTTTTTTCCATCTTTCTTCACCCCGCTACCGAACGATAAACCTTGCTCCTGGTCCCGTTGCCGTTCCATCGCGATCTCGCTACGTACAGCGTCGGGATTATTGCCATTTTCTCTAATGATTTGGGCGCGGCTCTTGAAACCAGCCTCAACCGCTTGAACTTTTGCCTCGATCTCCTTTTGTGGGTCAATCCAAGGCAAAGCAGGACCGTGATGAACAGCATCAAAAACAGTCCATAGATCCACGCTTTTGAATAAGGAAAAATCAATAAAGCCATATAGAATCATTGCCTCCACTGCCCATTTGTACACAGGGCTGACAAAACCACTAATAAAACTGTCTGTCTTTGCGTCAATTTTGCTCTCATTTTGGACCATGTCTTGGCGTTGTGCCGAGTAATTACCGTCGAAAACATTTGAAAGCGCTGAAAATGAAATACCTAAACCGGCAGAAGCCGATCTCAGCTGATCGTGCCGAAATTTGATAATTTCGGGGTTAGGACGCCCACCAGGGTTGAGCATTTCAGCTTTTTCGCCGGGTTCAAGACCATCAAGTACCATACCTGGCCAAAATTCCTCAACTTTCATTCGATTAACGACCTGGTTTTTACTATTAACAATTGGTTGGTATTCGATCGGCCGTTCGATCTTTAGTCCGATGGCGGCACCCATCTTTGCCGCTATGCGTTCATACAAATCAACATCTCTGACATCCTGGATTCGATCAAAAGTCGCATGAAATTGGGTGACACCACGGGTTTGGCTAATCCGTTTCATAATTTTAGGGTGAATCACTTCACTAGCTAAGATTCGCACTGGGTTTGGTAGGGCGAATCTGCTAATACTACCGGGGTGCACTGGCAAAATATGGTAGGCAACTGGCCGTCCCCAAACGTCCTTTTCTACACCGTTGGTAATATTAGGTGGAATGGTGTGGCTTATTTGCAGGTGGTCAATTTCGAGTAATTGAATACTGAGCGGTAGAAAGGTATTATGGGGAATATTGATTCCTTCACGTCGCAAGCACAGTAATTCGCCATCACGATACCATGTTCGACAGGCGATTCGTTGCACTTCGCCACGCTTAAGTTCGCCGGTAATTTCTGGCGATTCCATCCAGCGATGGTAAAGAACCTGTAACTTTTCGTTCAATTCCGTTGCCGGAATACCATCAGTTCGTTTTACCAATGGCTCAGTACGAATCATTTCGCCCACGGTTCTAGCTACCAAACTATCCAAAGCACCGGTACCGATATCCGAATTCGAGTCAACATACCGAGCCTTTTGCACCAATGTTTCACCGGCACTAGCAACCGAATAATCAGCATCACCACCATCAACCGGTGGTGGTTTTCTTAATCTAGATGGGTAGGCACTTTCATAAATATTAACCATGTGCCGGTAATAAGCACGCTTTGCCGCCCATTGTGGAGAGATAGCCGAAATAGCACGTTCTAAGATGTTCATTCGGTAAATCGTGACCCCGAAAAACGGGAATAGGTTGATAGGTCAATAGTTGACAAGACACTAACTTGTTGCTGCCAGTAAGCTATCTGTTTTTTAACATCATTAAGGTCAGCGCGGGTAACCTGGGTTGAACCATTAGGGGTTGTCACCATATAACTTCTAGCATTTGCGAGGGCTAGATCGGCTTGAATCCAGGCATCTAGGTGCTGCTGAGCAATTTCCAATGTAATCATAGCTATATGCTAGCACACCAATTAAATTGTGTTATTTAGCCCTATTTTAATTTTTAAACTTTTTTTATAATGCCCTTGCGGACAATGACAAAACCGCTTAGCTTAAAGCGGTCTGTGGATGGTAATTGCCTATTACGGGCAAAACTCGCAATCCATTCCAACAAACGTTCATAAGAACGTTTGGACTGAGAGTCGGTGAGGGGTATTAACCTATTGACCTATTTCCCCTTCTCATCCCACCATAAAACTGGCATTATTATAGGTATAATAAAACCGCATTAATTGACGGGTGCGGATAACCGCTGGGTTAGTAGTATTGGTAATACTAGTGTTCCAAGTTGGAAAAGTCAAGAATTATTTAATATCACCACCAATCAGGCCGCGAACTAGACTGGGGTGATATATGGGGTGAATCCTCTCTCTTATAACTATCCTGACTAGTGGCCACTACATTAGTAGCTTGTTCTGAAGCAAATAAGCGCCGGTGCTTTAATACAAGGAAATAATTAATAACAACGCAGTCTAAAACGTGGTTTTCACCGGTTTGCCGCCATTCCCCATCAATCAATTCCTCTGCTGTCAGTTGCTGGAAAAACTGATCTGGTGTATCCGATGGGAAATGCCAATGGCCAGGCTTTTTCAAATCCCAATCTAAGCGTTTATAAATCGTCTTCTTAATTTCTGATTGGTTTACTAAATAAAGTGTCAATCCGGCTTTGTTAATCTTGCCGCTGACATGCACATCAATATGCTTCATTGCGTACTCTTGAAGCATTGTACGACTATTCCCTTTTGTAGGGACTACTTTCATCCGATTCCTACGACAAAAATCGTAAATAATATTACGATCCTTATTCTCAGAACGAGCAAATTTAGACGGGTTAAAACCTGAGTCAATACCTGTCTCAATAATACTTCGCCCACCAGCGAATTCTCGGTAAATAAATTCATCCTCTAACTGGGTCCAAACATCATCATAAGCGGTGTTACCAAATATCTCAACATATTCAATCAAATATCCTTCACGTTGCCCATCATTCAACGCCCAACCCATTACTACCACCACAAGTCGATTTGATTGGACATCAACACCGGTAGTTAGGAACTGTACCTCATCTGGAATGGTACCAATACGATAATTTGAAGCGGTTTTTAAGGACGAAACCAATTCCCACGCTGGCGATTCACCCTTTAAGGTAAATAATTCACCAAATCTAGTATTCACAATGGATTGAATAATCGCATGTTCACCAGACTTTACTGCACGACTATATTCAACCGCTCGTTGCCCCCAACTAATCCACGGCGAACACAACCCACTTACCCAGGCAGAATAAGTTTTTGAGGTTAGCGGCTCACCTTTGATGCAACCGTTATCAACCCACTGTCCGGGTGAAATCATTAACCCCATTGCAATCATATCATGTTTATGATGTTGCTCAATCAGCACAGCACAGTGCGGGCAACGCAACTTAGTTTCTTCTTCAATCGAAACACTTTCCTGATAGTACAATAATGATAGCTTTGGTGAAAAATACTGGCCACAATGCGGACACGGTAACATGAATTCGTGCCTCGTACCCGATTGCCACAACAGCCAAGAGCGTGATTTAACATTGCTTGATACTTTCCAATGAAAAAGACCAGTTAGGGAATGTTGCTCATCAGTAACATCACCCTCAGTCGGTGAAGATGTCGATACCTGGGTAAAATTTGGATAACTGGACCCACGCACCCGGGTAAGTTCATACGGATCACCCTCCCCCTTTATTGGCGCAATACGATCCACCTCATCAAAAAAAACCATACCGGCTGGATGACTGGCAACCTCGGTTTTTGACACCCAACCCATCCCTAAACGAACCCCTTTAATGAATTTTTCGCTAATCTTATTGGTCTTCTGATCTAAAGTTGACCAAATGTCCGGCAACGACCGTAACATTTTATCGATTCTGTCCTTCGATAGGGATTCGGCTGCTTTCTGAGTTGGTAAGTAAATCAGAGTTGGAATTGGATTATCATCTAACCGCCAACCAACTGCATTCAAAATTACACCATCAGTCTTACCGAGTTGCGACCCCATAACCGCAACAACTTCGTTGTAACGATAATCTGCAATAGCCGCACAAATTGGTACAACCCAAGGGGTTCTCTCCGGACGAAATCGGCCAGGTTCTGACGATGTGCTCGGTAATATTCGTCTTTGACGTGCCCATTCGGCTGGGTTACGTTTGGGAGGCGGTTTGGTTATCTGGCTCAGATCGTTGGCCAGTTGCAAAAGACGTGAATCCAATATAACCACCTAAGAAATCTAGAACAGAATCAAAGAAAATACCAATTTTTTCTTTATTTACAAGTGAATTAACCCTATCAGTACTATCAGTACTATCAGCAATCCCAATTAAACAAATATTATGACACGCAATAAGTAATTGATGTAATCTATATTTACTCAGAAGACAGAGATTTGAATCCATTGGAAGTTGCCTGGCGAATTTGAAGAGAAATATTCAGTAAAATATCATAGATATGAGCAGAATCTACCCCTAACTTTGCTGCAATAGTACTAGCATAACGACCAGGTATCGCGTCAATTTGGGAATTGAAAATGGTTGCTCGCTCAATTTCAAAGTTTTTTACCTCTTGAATGCTGATATATTCTCCTTTTAATATAGCATTCTGGAATTCTTTTTCATCAGCTTGGGCTTTATTTAGCCGGGCACGTTCGCGCCGTGGATCAAGTACATCTGGGTTTGCTTCAATATCCTCCGGTAACGTGCCACGGCTACGCAGGTATGCAACGTAGGCAGTAGTACAATCTTTTAGATCGTAAACTCCCCTTTGAACACGAGGGATCGTGCCTTCCCTGGCTAATTGGTTAATTCTTCTGATGTCCAGTCCAAAAACTCTGGCGAGTTCTGGACCGGAGATGTGGTATTGACTATTCATTATTAATATCAAACCGATTTAACATAATTAATTCCGAAGGCAGGTTATTGAACTTAGGTTATTAATTACAATATCCCGGTGTAGAAACTATATTTTTTTATGCGAATTGACCTGATCGTTTAAGCTCTCCTTAATAACTTTGAAACGGTTCCTTGGGGTATACCTAATATTTCACCAATTTCAGTCTGCTTTTTACCCTCTTGCCGAAGCTTTTTTGCTCGCTCGACAAGTGGAATATTCTCGTCTGGAATATTCTCTTGAATATTCAAACTATTATCTGGAATATTCTGAATATTCTTATGGAACGGAATAATATTCGATGGCTTGGAATATTTTTCCATTAGTGTTTCTTCATACGAATCATCAACTAAAGGCGCTTGGAATTCTATTCTATCACCATTATTTGAGAATATTCCGTGTCCACTACCCTTAAGAATTTCCGCACCCCTTGAACCAAGGATGGTTAGAGACTGAGCTATTGTTTCAACTTTGAAACAGAACTTACCGCCACAATTACCTGTAATATCAGTACCAATCACCCTTGCATACGGATATTGAGTGGTTACAACAATACTCGTTCCAGTACTTCTAGCAAGAGAAGTTAGATTTCTCAACCTTTCTTGGATTTGTTTGTTGGTGGAAATGATACTAATTTCCTCAATAATAACTAGTAAATATGGATATGGTGCTGATTTATTTTTAGATAAATAACTCTGATAGTCCCTACAACCTGCATCATAAAGAATGGCTTGCCTTCTCGAAACTTCATTCTCTAAAAACGTTAAATATTCAATAGCCCTTTCCCTAAAATTCGGTTCTTTTGTCGAGAGGATCGGCTTCATTAAATGCGGAAGGCTCTCATACATAAAAAATTCAGCGTTTTTCAAATCAATAATAATCAGTTGAAGCTGTTTTGGTCCATTTTTATTAAGTAGTTGCAGTAACATCGCCCTGGTAAAATTACTCTTTCCCGAACCGGTTCTACCGGCAATAATAATATGAGGAAATTCATCTAGACTGGCATTGATATTTCCATCATCCGATACTTTGAAAGCTAGCTGGCCATCGGCATTTCTCCTGGAATATTCCGAGTTAATATTCTCTTGAATATTCAATGCTCTAGCTCCACTAGGTTGAGATGTGGGTTGCTGGACAATACTTGGTAATTTAAACGACGAAAAAAGTTTTCTAAATAGACCTTTACGCGGTCTATTGGACGGCCCCCCTGGTGATGAATTTTTACCGGAGTGTGGAGTAGTCACAGTTAGAAATATCGTACACAATAACATTACCACCTCTAATAGAATTGAAGCGATAAAAAATACATTTTGCTTAAATTGATTAGCTGACATCCCTAACCATTTACCCATAACCTGGAATCCGTTACCTGATTCTAATGTGGCTGGATTGAAATTAGCAATTTGCTGACTAACAGTCTCCTGTTTAGCTAAGATTTGGTCAATCTGCTCATCAAACCGCTTTTTGTTAATAGGATTATGTTCATTATAGAACGGGTGAGACTTGATTTCGCTAATTTGTTCAGAATAACTTCTCTGCATTTGAAGAAGAGCATTATAACCAGTGTCATTAACCATTGCATGGTGTTCAGTTTTCGACTGGGAATCTAACAATTGTAAATTGCTTGCAGTTATCGAAATAAGCACTAGCGGAGCAATTGTAAATAGGAATAATATTGATAAAAAATATCTCTCACAATCATACAAATACACCATCATGGCAGCAAACACCAATTCAGCAATAGCTAAAATCAGCCCCATACCGACGTTCAAGGTCATGTCTATTTCGCTGTTCGCACCCTGCATCATCATAAACCTAACGGTCAATGTTGCAGATATTGCTATCGACAACGTTAGAATTAAGGTTGCACTAAATCTCAACATTTTACCCCCCCCTTACGCCAGTTAATTAGAATATTCAACATATCCCCCTATAATATTCACTAGTTATGATATGAATACAGCCAATTAGAAACATAATAAGGCCTATTTTCCAAGTAAGCCTTATAATTGCTGGTTCCATTTTGGACAGCCAGGAAATCGATTGATTGGGTTTAAGCTTGTTAATACGTCTATGGCGTGGGCGTGACGGTTTTTTACGTGTGGTATGATGATGAGTTGACATAAATTACCTCCTTTTTAGGTAAATTTAGTCGCATAACCGTGCGCTTTCGGCACGCGGTTATGCCATAGTTAATTAGTGGTGATCGCAGTTAGAACGTTGTTGCTGTTGTTCAAGAAATAAGTCCTCTAAGACAGCAGCGTGCTTTTGGATATCGTGCAAAAGCAGCAACACCCCAACCAAAGCGGATTCGGTATAACCAGAAACATCTGCAAGGCCACTAAAAACAACTCCTAAGCTATCGATTTTGTGACGCAAAGCAGACATTGCTTCGATTGGACTGTCGAATGAAATGGTGTAATTGATGGGTTTATTAGATGCCTGTTGGCAATTTATGCATTGGTGAGTCATAATATTCTCGTGTAGTTAGATAGTTGGGTAAATATTATGGGTGGCGGGAATCACTAACTCACACGATGAGCGGTGGTATTCTGTATATTTCCACAGGGCTTTCACCTTTTCTATCCCGCCAAAGAAACCTTTTGAAAATAAAAAACCCGCATGTCTGAAGAGTGCGAAACCGTCGTGTCACTTAGATTTTTTATATTACTGGTGGTGGTGGTAAGTGTCAATAGGGAGATTAATATGAAAAAAATGTTATTTAATAATTTGGTGCCATTGTGCTTTGGTTTATTGGCTATATTACTAACATCATTAAGCCAAGCTGCCAGTCAATATAAATCAATTCCGGAGTTAATTGAGGATCAGAGGAAAGTTCCTCTTTACAATGAACCAATCACTGATTCTGCTAGCGGAGAGAAATTATTCAATTTCATAGAAAAAAACTTTGGTAAAACCGTTCAGTTAGACATAAAAATCAATATAAAAAATGAGGGTAGTAACCAGTTTATTGAGGTAAATTTTGGTAAAGAATCTTATCTACTTGTAATCAATAAAAATGAGGAATGCGTGAGAGATGCTGCTGAAATTGAGGCTAATAGCACTGATGAGGAAAGTATGCCTCTTGTGACCGCTTGCGGCGGTACTGAGTACAATTTTAGTGGGAAAGGTTATGAGTTTAATAAGAAGATAGATGGTTCTTATATTTTAAGAGGGTATTTTAAGGTACCGGAGGATGGTGGTGGGGTGCATCAGGGTATTTACAGCATTGGGTTGGAGGCTATTAATAAATAGAAATGGAAATCATTTTTTTAAAAATCATACAGAGCTAAACTTCGCAGTCAGCGTGATGGCATGGCTAGGTGGTCAGGGAGTACCTTGGCAATTGAATATCGATTTTAATTAACTTATAACTACTTAATATGGTTGTCCCGGGGAGCCACTTAACATCTTTCCAGACCATGCTAGGTACTTCAATATAAGCCTTTGTATTTATTATTATTTCTGGACTATAAAATAATTCAATTTGTACTTCAGATAAGAGTACTTTTTGAATGAACATTTTAAAAAACGCTCTTATTCTTGACGATTCATTAAGCCTAAATTTATTTACCATATTAATTAGATATTCACTTAACAAGTTTGTATCTATCTTAAGTGAATTAAGATCCCTCACCATCTTACTGCCATTAGTAGCAACTAGGGCTTCCAATCGCTGCTTTTCAATTGACTTTTCTTTCAACCTATCGACGATTTCTGTATTTTCTGTTCCAACAGACTGCAAAACATCCAATAAATTATCAATTTCCTGTCTTAATTTAATCAGCCTTGCATTGGATTCTTGCCACTGGCGACTTCTCTTTTGTTGGTGCTCAAGGTATAGTTTTTTCATGTCGTCAACTATTTCACGCAAAGCTGTAGGACTAAAAACACGTTGGCAAATTACATCAATCAAAGAATCTTCAACTTTATCAAGTCTTACAGCCTTTTAGTCACATCGGTCATACTTAGACTTACTACCACACTCATAGTAGTAATATTTACCACCACGGCTACTCTTAGCTAACATTATCGACCCACACTTAGCACAACGACACAAACCGGTAAAAAGATGTCTGCTATTTGGGCTACCAGATGCTGGATTAATTCCTTCATTCATCATTTCTTGAACGATTTGCCATGTGCCAATATCAATAATCGGCTCGTGACTGTCAACTCGAATCCATTCACTTTCATCTTTTAGTCGCTTACCATGAGTTTTGTCATAACGGTTGAAAACAGTTCGTCCGATAACCGCTTCACTCCTTAAAACACCGGTCACACTGGCTTTATTCCACGGTCTACCTCTATTACCTCCTAGGGTATTTAGATACCGGGATAAATTCTTAGCCCCCATACCCCTTAGCCTTTCCTTGAACATAGCATAGACTACAACACTCTCCCCCGGTTCAATAGCTAACCGCCTACGCTTTGGGTTAGCCCCATCGGGAATAACTCGGTAACCATATGGCACCCTACCCCTATTAAAATAACCATTAGCAGCTCTGTACAGGACATTAATAAAATCTATTAGCAAAGAATAGAATTTATAGTAGTTTTTTTACCAAAGAGCCATTCCAATATCTCCTTGAATTGACCAAACCTTGATCCCGCCTGGAAGAGTATTCGGCTCAGATAATCTAACCCATAACGAAAGAGGCAATAAACCGGACGTCCATGTTTCAAGCGCCGGATGGGTTTTTGCGTCGCCTGCCATTCGCCGATTCGATAACACCAACAAAAGGCCATGGCTAGAAGTGCTAGAAGTTTACTCAACCTTTGTGGGTCACGTAAACGGGTCTGTTCTAAGTCAAATCCCCGTGATTTCAGGCACCCAAATAAGGTCTCAATTTCCCAACGACGAGCATAATCCGCCACGAGATGTTGGTTATGCGCGTTGGCGATAATAATGGCGAGTTCCTCTGGAGTACGCACGGCTCCGAGATAAACCGAAATGCCCCAAACTCTTCTTGCTGAGCTAAGTACCATGACTTCACCGACTCTCAACCGAAAGAGGCGAGTGACCGGCACGGTCTGGTTTCGATGCCGATTGGGTACCTGAGTATTATTCGGGATTCGCACTCGAAACGGAATTTGCTCGGAAACGAGGTAGCGTAGCCAATCATGGCCACGAAACTCTCGATCCGCAGTAAGGTAAGCTATCCGCTCTTTACCAAACAGTTTAATAAAGCGCTCCAACAAGGTTATTCGTTCTTTGGTACTGGAATTTCCTTTCTTATTAAGACCAGTCCAAATGAGGGGTATTGCAATCCCTCGATATGCTACAGCCAATACCAAAACGTTCACACTCGTAGTACCTATCTGCCAATTGGTTCGGTCCAAACAGAGTATCCATTCTCCACTTGGTAACCATCGATAGATGAGCCGAGCAACCGCATCAAAATCCAGTTCAAAATGTCGGAAGAAGCGTTGGAGGCGCTTGTAGTTGGAATCGACTTCCACCTTTGTATCAAAGACGCCCGCTAACCGCACTAAGTTGACGGTGCGTAATTTGATTACCCCAATGAGAAAATGGGCTATCAAAATCAGTCTTGCACCGGACCAGTTTAAAGGAGATAATTCTTGAGCGAGTAGAGTGGTTGTGGTCATGTTTGATCCTTAGGTAAGTTGGTAACTGCCTATTTTTAACATAATATGACCATTCTATCGCATTAATATACTTATCTACACATAAATTCAATTAATGTCCTGTACAGAGCATTAGCAGCATTATTTTTCATACAGGGCCAGCGCATTAAAAATACTTACCAAAGACAATATTAGCGCGGTACCGATCATTCCAACTAGCCTTTCGACGTTTTTTTAGCGAGGTTAGAAATGGTGGTATCCACATCAAAAAGCCCCAAGCACAAATGACGTACTGTAGCCATAATAGCTGGCGCATTCCCTTTACGAATTCGACTAGCATCCTCACGAAACAAGACATCCAACCGCCAATGCAAATGATTTTCTATCCCCCAATACCCACGCACAGCTTCAGAAAAAAGCTTCGCATCTGCAGCAATAGAATTTACGAAATAACGTCGTTCACAAGTCTGTTTCTCACCAATCCGACAACGACGATCTACCATACCCATACTCATTAACCCCTTCCATTTTTCAACTGAAGGGAGTGTATCTAAATGCTGCGTATTTATCGTCACCCAGTAGCGTCGTATTTCCAAGCGTCCATGCCCCTTATCAATTTCTTCTCCAAAAATACTTACCGGTGCATCGACCGACCAGACACACCTTCCTCGGTAAAAACTTGGCTGACTTTAGCCTTTAGCTTATCTACCAAAGTATAACCAGCATCGATCTGGCTTTTTATAGGGAGTTGTTCAGCAGCTTGTTCGTCAGTGCTGACACGGGCGTGGATGATGGCGATGAACAATTTATTATTCCTCCTCTAACTTATCAATTCTCTTATCTTGCTCTTTGTTCTTCTCATCTTGCTCCTCATTTTCTCTCTCTAACTCCTTTAAACGCTCGTCCTGTTCGCTATCTCGGTCTTTCTGCGAACTCATAGCTACAAGCACACGCTCAAACTTATTATTTAGGTCGTGGAGCTGGATACTATGCTGATCCAGCTTATTGCCATACTCTTTAATTGTCTGCGCATTCGCAACATTCATTGCTATTGTTACCAACAACATCACGAACAGGACAAAAAACCGGCGCTTATCTCGATCTTGCCGGAATGAACCAATAATTCCTTCACTAATAGCGAGGTAATTTTCAATAGGTATCTGCATTTTTTTCTCCAGATCTATACACACACATTCCCAGCGCAACACTCAACACTGGGCATTCAACAATTCAAAAAAGTGAATTGTTTCGCTAGTTTAACAGAGTTTTTACCTTGTTGAAACTGCTCAACAACTGTTAAAAAGAACAACCGATGTTGAGTAGGGAAATTAAAATCGCAACAACCTTATTATTATAATATTTATTATTTTTCTTTAAAAATAAGTATTTATTAATAGTACTCAATGCCTGTTGAATTAGGGGTGAAAAATTCAACAGCCTTATTATTATAATATATATTATTTTTCTTTAAAAATAAGTATTTATTAATAGTACTCAATGCCTGTTGAATTAGGGGTGAAAAATTCAACAAGCACGTCTCACCAAAATCAATTACTTACGTGTCTTTAACCCTCATTTAGTGAAATTCTGGGAATATCCACTAGTTGTGTGTAGAAATGTTTGACATTACAACTTGTGTAACAATAATTAATTTTATAATTTTATAGCTAGGGCAAAAAAAAGGTGCCTATCAAGACACCGAAGGAGGTAGGAGAGGAGAGAAATATTAGTGAATAATCAACTTTTAATAGCATCCACGCGCTTACGTTCATCTGGATCTGCCAGGTATTGCCACACTGCTCGACAAGCTAGCGCATCAGCAAGAGCACGATGTGCTTTGCTAGGCCAATCAAAATGCACGACAGCAGCGGCTTCAGCCAAACTTTGCCAACGGTAGCCGCCGTGATATTCAGACCATTCGCCGACATGTTCTGCCCAAACTTCCATACAGCACTGTACAGAACCCGCCGACGACAACAGTGAACCCAAGAATCCGGCATCGAAGCTTGCGTTGTAGGTAATAACGTCTTTCCCTGTTACGGCTGATTCAATTTGAGGGGCAATCAGGTAAAGCTCTGGAGCGTGTGTAACCATTTCGGGAGTGATACCGTGAATCGCTTCTGCATCTGGCCATATGAGGTTATTAGTGGGTCTGATGAGCGTATTAAGCACTGCTGTACCGCTACCATCAACTATAGCGATTTCCAGTAACTCATCGTTTACTGGGTCCAGCCCTGTCGTTTCGATATCTAAGTAAACTTTCATATTCGTCTGAAAAATCCTCTCGTGATATTTTCCCGACTTCGTTCCAACGTCTTTGTTTTCGCAATTCATTAACAAGTTTCAACTGTTTCCATACATAACGAAATCGGTACTTCTTTAAGTTGCATGGTGACTAGTGCCCTTTCCTCCTCCTTCCATTCGTAATCTTTATTGAAAGTCGAATCTAACGATGCTCGACATTGCGTACCGGATGATCTTGAAATTCAAAGATAGGTAAATTTATCATAGTCAATTCTCCTTTACGGTGTTTCGAGATAATTAAGGCGTTGTGGGATAGTTTAATTAGTCATAGCGATTACTCCTTATCCAGCATGGCAATATGTTGTTGAAGGTCTCGCAATAGCAGCCATATGCCATCTAACGCTGATTGATTCCAATTTGAACCGGTTGCCAAACCTTCAAAGACAATGGTTAAACTATCGATTTTACGACGTAAGCTGGATAAAGCTTTGCCAGAGTCAGTATATTCGTTGATGTAACTCAATGGCTGAAGTGTCACCGAAATTCTAGTGCCCCATCTATTGATGTTTGTTTCATTCTTTGTCTGGATCTCCATGCCTTCATATGTTTCCGTAATTCATCCTGAATATATCTGTGCCTACAACAGACCCTGTTTAACTTAGACCTTAATAACTTTTTTTCTTGCTTGAGTTTATATAGTTCATACTGTAACGCTTGATAGTCGGATTGAAGGTTCATTTTTTATTCCTCTGGTACTTAGGGCGGAGGGGGCAAAGACATCCAGTGCGTAGGTTCAAAACTCAATTGCACGATTTCATAAGACAGAGTCGTTGGCGATAAAAATGAATAACTAACCCAGTCTCTTTTTTCTTTTGACCATGTGACGATAGCGGTGTTTGTTTCGTCACATTCGTCTAAAGTAGCTTCAGCTCTAACAAGTCGAGTAAGTGGAGCTACTATAGTCGTTGTAACTATAATAGCGGTACTATCCCTTGGTGCTGATTCAATAGATTGCCATGTTTGAATATTTTTCATCTTTATTCCTCTTATAAACCTGCAACATCCTTCAACAGTTCATCACTGTCATAATCTGCTCCCGGCACAAATATTCCGTACTGAGCTAAACCAAATAATGGGATGGCTATGCAGTTCATGTGTCGATTACCCGTTTCCATAATTCGCATGTGCACCGGATCCTTAAATATCATGCCAGCATTCTTTAATTGAGCTTTAAGTGCATTTCCGCTTGATATCGGCAAGCGTTCCCTGAATTCACGCATATCGTTGGAATTATTAATGTAGTCCATGATGTCCCTAATTTTAATCAAGAGACACTGGTAGTTTTGTTGCTCGCTTTTAACTTGGCTGATTTGCCACGGGTAGGGATAGGTTCCCTTGTGTAGTTCCATGCTGATTTTTTCCATCACCCACATCCACGGTTCCCTATCGGCATCCGTTTGCTGAATATGGGAGTTCATTTCGCTGATTAGGTGGTTGATGTAATCGCCTTGCGTTTCGGCGATTTGGGCGAATTCACAAACCAGCTTCCAGGCTAGTAAAACTAGAGCGTAGTTTTCCATCATCCGCATCGATGTCGAATCCTTTGATGATGCTACCCGCTGGCAAAATGTCCGGCATTCGCCTAACTTTTGGTCGAAAGTGTTACGATTAACTGTGGTTAGGAATGTTAACCATTGCAGCATTGGCCACTTGGGAAGGTTGTGAATATTAATTTCTTCACCGCGAAAATCCCGCTTCAAAGATGCGCAGACGGTTTTTGAAATAACATTGCGCATATCGACATCTTCACCGCTTACCAGTACTGGAGTAATAATAATGAACTCAAGCATGTCGGTACGGGTCTTGGTGGTGTCGTATGAATAACATTGCTGCATTCTCGATTCCAGCAAAGAGCGCTTTTTCATAGATGTATTAGAGAGTTCGTCAAAAGCGATTGGAAATGAAGTGCCACTGGTAGCAGTTCTTAGGCGAAACTCACTTAGTGAGTCCGAACTAAATTTCCTAATCCCAGTGGTCACTTCGAGCTTTTCAATTAGGCGGGATTTACCGGTTCCTTTATCGGCAGACACTACCATATGGGGATAGTAGCCAGTGAATAACTTGAGATGGGTTCCCAATATCCACGTTAGAATCATCGTTGCCGCATTTCGGCCAAACGTGTCCTGGAATGTGCTAATAATTTTCTGAGCATCGGCAACGCTGCCAGAGTGGAATTTCATACTGGAATATGGACATTGTTGCTCTGGTTCAGGAAAGTAGCAAGTGTCGCCGGAGTTAACTTTTAAATGCCCGTTGAACCATGCTAAACCGACGAAATTGACCGCATTGTGTTGGTTCACGTTGGCGATGTTTTCCATGATGTTCAGAGCACGCTTGAAATGATGCTGGTTATAAATTGGTCCGAATGAATCCTCCCAGTTTTTAGGATTGAATAATCCCTCTGCAAAGACTTTTTTCACTAACTGGTTACCGTCCTTTCGGGTTTGTACCTGGACGGCATAAAGTGTACTGGGCGCATCGTCATGCACGCCTTTCAACGTCGCCACATAGCCAGCGACGATAACTTTCGTCAAATTAGCGATTCTAAAACCGGCAACATGCTCAGGTACTTCTTCCTCAATTTTTTCCTTAGAGCCATTTTCTTCGGTTGTGACTGTGATGGTTTTTAGGAAGGTGGTATGTTCAGGTTCGGTTCGGAAGCGCCAGTAATCTTCCTGGTCAATTGTGGGCAGGTAAACTCGCGGTTTTTCGCCCCAATTATGCTTCCCAGGTACGCCTGGTATAAGGTAATTATCAATTCTTTCTAAGGCGGTTTTCACATCGGTAATCGATTGCTTGGCTAGATCGTTCAGGTCAATGTCATACCGGCATATAACATGTCTTAATTTTTCTAGCCGGTCATTGGCTACTAGGAATGACTGGTTATCGATGTTTTCAAGTAGCTGTTTTTCTTCATCGGGGTGGGATTCTAGATAGTCAATTACATCCTGACACGACTTTTGCTGAGTCCATGAAGATTGATCGATAAGGAACGCGCTTATTCCTAAACTACACAGAATATTGTATAATTCCCATGATTTCTGTTGTCCTGGGAACATTCCGTTTCCCTTTTTTCCATCCTTGTCCATGCAGATCAGAGCGCGCTTGCCACGGAGAAAACCCCAATTTATCTCCGTGGCATTCTCGACTCCCTGCGTGGATATTCCCACGTAGCCTGGTATTTCTGCCGTTTCGACAGTTAGCGCATTGATGCAGGATTCTACGATTATCACTGTATGTGCCGGTTTCACGGCGTGGTAATTTGCGGTCCAAAATTGACCTTTTTTGGAGCCGTGGCATTGAGTTTTCATGCCACCATTTAGGTCAGGATCGAGGTAACGCATATCTACCGCTTGAACATGACCAGGATTTAGGGATCTAACTATGAAAGCTACCGCTGGTCCACCATAAAATGGCTCTCCTGGATTTTTTGATGGCGAGGTATAGGTATTAAAGCCAATCGTTTTGCATTTGATCGCTTGATTGATTACCGATTGGCTTATTCCCCGATTTAATAAATATTGAATTAGCCTATCATCGCTTGATGCCTGTTTTAGGCAGTTTTCAGCGATGTATACGTGTAATGGTGGTTTTTCTCGGGACACAACTGGCTGGTGAGTTTTTTCAATTCTAAAAGCTTCGCACAGCCAGTTTATTGCGGTATTAAAATCACTATTTTGGACGTGCATAACTAAATCAATATTTGAACCAGATGCACCGTTGACCGCCCAGTTTTTAAAAACCCCATTCCTTAGATCCAAGGATAAAGAAGGGGTTTTGCCATTGCCTTGTGGTCCATGAAACATCTGCCGATCACCGTGTGGCGATCCGGATGGTTTTAATCCCAATCGGGTTGCCACATCGGCTATGTTTATGGCCTTTAAATTGTTGAGAATGTCTGTGGTCATTACGCCTTCTTATAATTTGATATCGAAATGATAGTTTTTTCATTTATAAAGCGTTCGATTATTTGATAATAGCCGCCGATAAAATGTAACCAAACCTTATTCATTTCATTACCCCTGTGGAAACCAATACTCACAAGCCTTAGTTGTTGCTGTGATTTTTGTTGCCAGACCGACATAGCCCCAAAGTGTGAATTCACAATGAGAATTCACTTTGTGGCAACAATTCCCACAACTCCGATGTTTAGTTTTGGGCGACTTAAACGTTGTTACTGCTTTTATTGGCTTTGTTTCTCGCAACACGGCATTTCTCCTGTTCTTTCCACACTTCGACCCCTGCTTGTTGGTTGAACTCTGCGGAGGTTATTTGCAGTACTGCATTCTGTTGATGGAATTTTTTCCAATCTTCAGAATAATGTTTAGGCTTAGTTGTCCGATCTAGTCCCTTGTTTTGTAGGAATTGATCGACTAGTTGGCATAATGGAATGACATGATCTACAGTGGCTTGACTAAAGTGCAGTAGGCGATTTTCCATAGCACTGTAAATTATGCTTTTTTCTTCGTTAATTGCGTTCCTTCTGAAATAAATAACTTTAAAGCGTTGGCATTGCCGGTAAATTTGCCGGCGCCATTCCATGGTGAGTCGGTGTTTTTTTCTCATTATGCTACTCTCCTGTGGTTGGAATCTGGAGAGAATGCTTACAGTTAGATTTTCTTTGAGTTCTGGACTGGCCTCTATAAAACCAGCCAACAGTTCCCAAACTGCTAGCATGATGATGGTGTTATTGATTTCATCAGGGTGGGGCGGTGCAGTTACTGAGTTGTAATGTCGATGGCATTTTTGCAGGGCTTGTTCTATTTCTTCTATTGGCAACATTAATAGATGCCTCAGCCAGATATTAAATATGTGGCCATAAAATGGCTTGGTCCCAGTAAAAATAATGTCATCCAGACTTACGCATTCTTGTAGCTCAACTGTATGTTGAATTTCAATAAGGCGTGGAGGCTTGTGGTAAAAGATGTGATTATAGGGTGATTCCGATTGTTGGAATCTGAAAATGTTTGACTTTCCGCTAAGAGTTAGTAGTATTTCGGCTATTTTGTTTGTTCCTAAACCACTTCTACTTCTCTTTATTTCCAGATCGGGATAATCCCCTATCCTCCTTTTTAAAGGAATTCCCAAACACCAAAGCCACGATAGAATCGCTATTCTGGGTTTGGTCAGAAGGTATAAAATGTCTTTTAGTAAAAAAGAGCCTGCTATTCTCAACTCGTGCCGGTCAACCGATAATTGACTTAATGAGTGTCTGATATTCCTGACTATGGTGTAGTCAATTATGTTGCATGATATTTGGAATATTGGCGAACTTTTAAGCCAATCAATAGCTTCTTGCTCGTTCTTACCAAAGCAGTAAGTGTGTTCGCCTTTCGATATGTACCAACCGGATCTGATTCCACCCGGTTTGTATTCGATTTGAACGTTGTCGCCAAAAATGCGAGACGCCGTGGCTTGTAGTTGTTGGGTTTTGGTCGGTTTCATGATATAATTTCCCATCAGTTAAGATATTTGGTTTCAGGGCTATTGATTAGCCCTATTTTTTTGCTAATGCAAATGCGCAGGTTCTGCAATTGGATGAATTGCAAAACCTACTTCTTTACTAATTCCAATGAGGATTAGTCTGGTTTTTTCCCCAGTTGGGTTAGAATCGGTTCTCCCTGTCCAATATGCTACTGCCCTAGATACATTTCGGGCCGAAAACCCTGCTTTTCTTCCCCATTTACTCAGCGTGAATCCGCGTCTTAGCAGCTCAGCTTTTACTTCATTTGGCGTCAATTTTGAGGGTTTCATTATGTTGCTTTTAAAGCTAAAGTTGGTTAGATTTACACTTCCAATGTGTTCTCAGTACGTCTATGTTGGAACACATTGGAAGTGTAGACTACACGGAATTATTTATTTAGTCAATAGTATTTTTCATATTATTGTTATTGGAGTTGAAAAATGAGTGTAGGTAGGCGGCTAAGAGAAACGATACAGTCACAAGGTATGAACTTGACTGATTTCTCTAAAAAATCTGGTATCCAATACAGAACTCTTCAGGATTATGTGGCAGATAAAATACTGCCTGGTAGTGAATCTTTGATTAAGGTACATGAAGAATTACGTGTATCGTTAAATTGGCTTTTGACAGGGGAAGGGCAAGTATACTTATACCAAGAGGGGTCTGAAATTGGTGTGATCTATGAAAAACTGAGCGAGTCCCAGCAGCGGCTAGTACTGGGAATCGCTCAACAACTACTGCTTTTCAAAGAAATGGAAAGGAGGATTATGGGTGGCTAAATAGGTTCAGATGTAATCCATGAGATTTTCACCATCGTCGTCGGTTAAATCCGGTGTTTCGATAGACAAAAATTTAAGTAAATCTGGTGTAAAAAACGAAATGACTTCTTCCATGATATCCGGTGGTAAATCACTGATTTCTGTAACGTTCATATTTGATACTTTCCCTTAGAAAGCCCCTCCTTATAGGGAGGGGAGAAATGGCCTCATATTAGATAGGGATAGTAGTAATCGCACCGATAAATTATCGTTCATTATTGAACATGATGCAATAGGAAAATTCGTATAGATACTATAAACGTTAGGATAGCAACGGTAGTGAAAGAGCTTCATTTAACACAAGCTGAAGTTGCCGATAAATGCGGTGTTTCTCGTAGTTATTTCACCAACGTAGTAAATGGTAAAGCTACTCCTAATGTAGCTATAATTTGCGGTATAGTGAGGTGTTATCGTATCATTAATGAACGCTGGTTATTAACTGGTGAAGGGGTGATGTTGAAAAGCCAAGAGAAATTACCGGCTTATGATAAGCTACTTAATGAAATCGAGATTATTAAGCAACGATTGGATAAATTGGAGGAAATATGATTGACATAGATTACAGCGAAATTAAAAAATTAGTTCGGCAATGCTCATCGTCTAATCGGAACATTAGTAGTCAGGCCATCAACAAATTGAGTGGCAATATTAAACGAGAATACGCCGGGTTAATGGCTGGTGAGCTTAATTTACCGCTCAGCACCATTGAACAAGCTGTTAATGTTTCCAGTAGCGGTGACGAACTTAAACTAACGGTTAACCAGTTACCATTTCAGACTGCATCGACCGGTGCAATTCCGCTTTATCGGTTTCAACCGAGTCAGGGTTTTTCCGGTACCAAAGTGACCGTAAAAAAAACCAAGGGGCGTAAAGAGGTTAAGAATGCTTTTATTGCTAGGCTTAAATCTGGCTACACTGGCGTATTTACCCGGTATTCTAAATCAGGTGGCTTGCTTCAACGGAGTGGGCGACGTTCGCCAATTAGGCAGTTGTACACGTCGTCCATCACGGAGATAGCGTCTAATCATGTTAATGAAATTGAACAATTTGGTACGGATGAGATCGTTAATAATTTTTTGGCTGCAATTGCGAGGGGTTGTTAGTATGCAATAAAAGGATAAGCTGGCTGATGTTATTAAAGATTAATTTGTTCTAAATCATTTAACGCTCTCATTATTATCTGTTGTTGCAGTGGTTGAAATTGACACAGACTATCTTCCATATCTGTTATTAACTCAGGTAAACTTTTACGCATATCAATCTCACTATAATGAAGCGAAATTTAAATTAATGTACTCCCATCGTCCCATCTTGTCACGCTTATGGATCCTGATATATTCCTTAGCGTCAACCGGCATGATGGCATTTTTTATGGCGAGTTGGGCTTTCCTAAATCGTGGATCGTTGGATTCGATTTTGAGTAGGCGCATGACTTGCCACCGGTTGACACGTCCCTGTTTGTCAACATGCAACGCTTCCTCAACTAAAAACTTAAGCTCGTCGCGACCATCTTCTGTCCATTCCCTTAAACATTCAGTTAATAGTTGTTTTGCTACTTGTAGTTGCTCGTTGAATGCGAAATTCTCATTAATTTGGATCATTACCTTATACTGGTTGTCATAACTCATTAAAGTCACATTACCTTTTTGCCCGCCGGGTTTCAACTGGTATGTGTCGTAAGCCAGTTCAATATAGGCAGTAATTTTCTCCCAAATTAGCTCCTTAATTCGCCGGATTTCTGCCTGCAAGTCCTCAGCCGCCCAAACTATTGACCGGACTTCTTCATCTCTAATGATATCGAGCGTGTTAATTAGCTCTTTTGGTACCCTATTTCCTTTATTATTTACTAGGTAATCGGTAGTGTTATTATAACTTTGTTGCATATTTTGTTGTCAGAAAATTATCGTTGTCAGTATTTAGTGTTAATTCTATTACAAACTCGATTTTTTTTGAAGATTTGGTATTATTATTTTGGTAAAAATTACGGTGGTGATTGAATGAATATCAAATTAAGTAACGTTAAAATGCTAACATTGATGATATTTGTGATATTAATCCTCTATATCATACTGTTTCTGTTTAACCTGTCGTTTTATGAAACAACAGTTCAACAATTTGAAGATTTGAAAAAAATCATGATTGAGATTAGGAACGGTAAGAATGGGCAATGTAGGTAGACAATGAATATCAATTATTATGAATTTATTGTCATGACATTCCTATTTATGGTGGGGTTTATCGTTGGTGTGGCGATGACGCTAAAGAATTCTTATGAAAAGGGTAAGCATGACACTAGTTTAGTAGTTTCGTTCTCAGCATCATTGTTGTGTGGTTTTTTTGCCATAGTTGGTGGTGGTATTATTTCGTTTTTTCTACCTAAACCGCCTAGTCCAACGATGATGGCTACTGGTGGAATAATAATGGCCTGTATTGCCTCACTATTTACTACTGAAGAGATGAAAGATTTTTTCAATAAAATCATCAAAAGACTGATTGCTATTACCTTTAACCTAAAGTGAGTTAGAATAATTTCGTTGCCGGATTGTTCTCAAATAAGTCCAAGTCCTCAATGTACCTATCAACTGTTTGCACCGTCTGACCGGTTTGTTTTGCAATTGCATGGTTATCAAAACCGAGATTGTGTGCTGATGTCACGTATCCCCTTCTGAGTGAATGTCCAGATACCATATCCCAATCATCCACCTGGGCACGGTGCGCACGGTCCTTGAGTATGTCGATTATCGCCCGTGTGGTTAAAGTCTCGCCTAGCGTGCCATCCTTTTTGACACTACGAAACAATCTACCAACTTTTACGACTTTTAGCCAAGCCTCAAGTTCTTTTGCCGGGCTAATCCTCGCACCGGCATAAGGAATATAAACGTCTCGTCCGATCCCTTTTTGATCAGTCTTTGTTTTTCTTAAACGAACCGCATATCCTTTAGCTTTTTCATGGCGTACTGGGTAAATATCGGTACATTCGATTCGTACTAATTCGTCAGTACGAAACCCGCCAGTGAAGCCAATAATAATTAATGCCCGGTCACGCTGGTCCCTGATGTGGTTATCGGTTTCGGTCCCAATCATTCGCACAACTTCGTTGCGGGTGAGCGCCCTAGCCCGCTCCTGTGGTACTCCATAGCGGTTGCACAAGCCTTGATAGACCTTTTGAACTATAATATTGTTTACTGGGTTATCAAAACCTAGGCTTAAATGTCCAAGTGATATAGCAACCATCCAAGCGGAAAGCGTTGCGCGTTTGTAAGGTTGGCCTTCGTCTTGTAATCGTCGTTCGGTTTCGTCAATTAGGTATTTGGCGACGTGCCACGGTTGGCATGGGAATGAAAAATCATGTTCATCTAACCATAATCTAAATCTGCCGAGGTGTTTAGTGTAAGCGAGTTTGGTTGCTGGTGCTGACGAAATATTAATATATTCCAGTATTTTATTTTGGGTTTTTTTGTCGGCAGGGTTGAGAAATTGCTTTGCAAGTGGTGTTAGATTCTTGGCACTCATTTTGCGCTGAACTGGTAATAATTTTTCATTATCGGAAGTAAAAAGTACTTATCATACAGAGAGTTACACGACCATGTTTACTAATGATATGATATTCCTAATAATAATTTTTGTATTTATACTAGGGTTTGGTTTTGGGGTGGCGGTTGGTCATGCGTTGTTATGATAACCGGAAGTATGAATGTTGCCTACACCGTACAGTGTAGGCGAACAAATGGTATTGAATGGGAGCTATAAGCGCAATACGGGCACAATACATTAAGATGGTTGTAAAGGCGGTAAGGGCAATTATCGTACCCCATAATCATAATGATCGAACCATATTTTCAAATATACGCCAATAAAATTGAAAGTCAAGATAAGCCAGCCGAACTAGCATATTCCCTAGCTGCGTCAAAACCTTCAGTGCTGATTGATGACCCATCCATTTCGGATTTAATCGTAGTCGTATAGCCTGAATTTGAGAAGCTGTGAGTCACTTGGCTAATCACCCAGAGAATACCACAAATTTCCGGTCTAAACCCAGTTAAAATAAGGTTCATTTCGGCTCTCACCATCGGATTACCAGGGATGATTAGAGAATCGATCTGACCGGTTCCACGCTTCAATTGCTTTAGTTTTGAACTAGCAGAGTTAATAGCTTCGCCCTTGGTTGGATAAGATATGCGCATGTCAAATTGTTGCCCGCTATCATCACCGATTACTTCATATTTTCGCTCATTTGTGTCGTTGTTATGCCAAGCGGCACGAACGCTATCAAACTTTGTTCTTGAACTTACGACTACACCGCTAATTGAAGTACTTTCCTTTTTGTCGAGGGTTATCGTGCCGTTAGTTTGTTCACGTGGCTTAAATTGTAGCTTGCCATCTTGGTATTTCACAAAACAGTCATGCTGTTCAGCGAGACGGGTCAAGAGGTGAACGTCAGATTCTTCGGTTTGGTCAATATGCGGAAAATAGATACTGGCAACGTCGGGATGAACTTCGGGTTGATACCCATTGCGCTGGGCAATGCCACCAACGATTTCTCCCATTGTTTTTTCGTCCCATGGTTGGGTTTGTGGTGCTTTGATGTTAGAGTTGACATGTTTTTGA